CTTGCTGATGGGCTTGCGGGCCATCAACGCTTCTTCCGTTTCTTTTTCGCCGAGCGAGCGGTTGATAGCGCGATTGCCACGGCTTGCCTCTGAGACTTGCCAGCCTTTCTTTCGCGCTTGATGTTCTCGCTTATCGACTTGGCCGAGTAGCCCTTAATCAGTGGCATCGTCTTCGTCTTCGCCCTCATCCAAGAACTCAGCTTCTTCGGCCTCAATGTCCGCAATGTAAGGCGGCGGGGTCATGGCTTCGCGTAGGCTCATACCAGCACGGATTTTGTCAGCGATTGTTTTCATGGTTCACCTCATGGAATAGCTGCCGCAATATACACGAAAGCGTGTTTTTTAACAAAGGTGAAAAAAGGTGTTGACACCCCCACGGTCGTAATGTAAAAGGGTGACATCAACCAAGGAGAAAACGAAATGACAATTATTGACCAACTTGAAAACTACTCACAGCAGATCAAAAACCTTGAGAGCTGTGTAATGCTTATCGCAGATAACATAGTATCTGCCGAAGCAGACCAACTCTTACAACACGCAGACGAGGCACTGGCGCAAGCCGCTAAGTATCTCAAAGACGCTGTTACCGCAGAAATTGGTCAGGCTATTTTCGAAGGCGCACTTTAACCCCAAGGGGAGCTTCGGCTCCCCACACAACAAGGAGAGATGAAATGGCACACAGACTAAACATAGGCCCGACAACACCAGCCGAATGCGGCTCTGCTGACTCCTATTACAGCGGAGGTCGATGGTATGGATACAAACCACATTGCTATCGTGATGGAGCATATATTCCCGATTGCGACATGACAGACAAGGAACTGCGTGAGTATCGACAGGCGTTTCTAGCTGAAGATGACAGAAAGGATTGGGGGAGATGATTATTGGAGCAGCAAAACCACAGACGCAAAGGCGGATCAGTTCGGATAGCGTCTGGCCTTTACGTCGAGCCGATGGCAGAACATGGGCCGAGGCTAGCAAGGAGCAAAGCAATGATGGACAAAGAAAGCCCAGCCGGATCATGGAAGCAGGCAATAGAATGGATGAAGCAAGTGAAGAATGACGCGCCAGTGGCCGACAGGCCAAACGCCGAAGACTACCGCAATCGTGCGGAACGTGCCGAGGCTGAGTGCCAAGAAATCAGGCGCAAGCTAGATGTCGTTGCAGCTATTCTGCGCGATCTATAGCCGCCCGCCAAGCCTCTACTGTCAAGCGATGCTTGACACTGCACTCCATATAGCGAGCAATCAGGTGGCTTTCCCAAATGGCCCGTTCTGGATCGATGAGCGGGTCAGGCACATCGTCTAGGGGGCGGCAGTTACTCTCTAGGTTCGCCGGAGGCGGCGGCATTGGCGCTATCGATACCGCCTTGGAGCAACCCGACAACATTATCAGGAGCAGCACAGCTAGGGGCAGGAGCAGGAACTTCACGATAAATCTCGCGAATACTCGTTCCTCTACTGGCTCCCAGCCCATCGGCATAATCTCTGAGCGTCTCGTAGGCTCTAGCTTGTTGTTCCAGTTCATCTTGCATCTCCTGTTGGCGTTCCGCAGCCTCTTCCAAAGCGTTCGCAAGTGCTGCATCACATTGCCAATCTCTTATCTTGTAGCCCGCAGCTAGGCTCGCAAGCAAGGCCGCGCCAGCGATATAGGGCATGAATGGTCTAAGTATCATTGCTGTCGGCCCCCTTAATCTTGCCCCATTCACGAACCCCGAACGCCGTGGCGCAAGCCGTAATAACCGCAGCCCAGCCCATTAACTCAACAGGCTGATTGTTCATAAGCGGAAGAGCAACGCCATTAACCGCAACACTCGCGGCAATACCAACGCAAGTTAGCGGCCTCCACCAGACACGGATTGCCTCTCGGAACTTAGCGGCCCACTTCATTGCGGGCTTCCTGCTTTCGTTTGGCACGTTTATCTTTGGCTGAAGCGCGGAACACCTTGGCCTTGAAGTGACGTAGCGCACTTGCGTGTGGATTGCGTTTTACAGCCTTCACGATTTGTTGCTCCAAAAAGAAGGCAACATACCACATCGCAACAAAGCCGAACACCCAAACCGAACCAGTGCAGGCAAGAAATACCGCCGCAAAGATCGGCGGCAGGATCACGCCGGATAGTCACGCCAAGGTAGTTGCCAATGCGGGCCATCTTTGAAGCTGCGCCAGTCACCGCCCCATTCAATCTTCACGCCAACATCCTGCGCTGCCTTTTTGATCGTAGGAGCAAGGCGATGGTAAATCGGCCAATCCCAAGACACCTTCCCGTCAACTAACGGAGCAATGTCTACAGCGTGACCTGTCAGGTGGCGTGAACGCAACGTGCGACTAGCGCCAGAGGCTACCAGCTTCCGCTGGCGGCTCATGGTTCTCATGCCCTCCAGAACAGTGAAGTCAATGTCGGTTGTGGCGATGGCCCTGTCCATGACCTTGCGAAGATCAGGGTGTATGCCCTGTAAACGCCCCAGAGAACGCGATCCGAATGAGTATGGCATAAACTACCTCTCGCGCCCTTCTTGCGCTTCACGGGCCATCTGAGAGCAAGCCTCGCGCATTGCTACACCCAAGGCTTCGGCCAGCCTATCTTTGCGTGGCTGAATACCGAAGAAAGCGAGGATGCGACCGACTAGCATGAGCGAAAAGTAACTTTTTTTGCATAAATCGTCAATTGAGTGCAAAAAGCGTTTGACACCCCCGAAGGGTTGGGTTATCTAGGGCGTATAGAGACAAGGAGATACAAAATGAAAACGCAAATTGCACCGCTAACCAAAGAACAGCGCAGCATCCTAGATCGTGCTGACGCCCATTGGGGTGAAAGAGTGTATTTTGACATGGAACGCTTCAGCACTCACTACAGTGAGACAGTTTGCGATGCTGGCCCCAGCTACAAATACTGCGAAGCAACGCTCGACACGCTACGCAAGATCACCGAGGAGCGCGACGAGTTGATCGAGTATTGGGACGAGCGCATCAAAGACTGGGCGACCGACTAACGCCTAACCTCAGAGGGGCTTCGGCCCCTCTTTTTATATGTCCCTCGTGGCCCTTTTGGTTCGCTTACCCTGATACCAGTGAGCGCAGTCCCTGCACTGTAAACGCTGAGTGGTGAATTGACGGGTATAGGCAAGGCCACGCTTTTGGACGTTAAGCGAGCCACAGGCGGGGCAAGCCTCGCTATTGCCAATCCCAAGATGCGGATGGTTTCTAATGTAGGGCCGGAGTTTCTTATATAGCTTTTCTGTCAGTTGAGTGTCTTGCCTGTTATAGCGTTCCATCAGGCGCTGTGCCTTCTCGTCGCCAGCAAGAACTTCAGTCCATAGCGAATGACCTTGATGCTGCACCTTGCTGCCGATACCTAGCAACTGGCTCACATGGTCTAGCTTATGGCTATCGAAACGGAACTGCTGGCGGACTACTTTGTAAAGATCGATGGAGGCAGTAGGTGGGGGCGGCTCCATGTTGTTCCTGACGAACTCGCCGCGCATATATTTGTTGTCAAAGCCATCGTTGTTGTAGCCGCACACCGCATCAGCCTCGTTCCAGAGGTCGTGCATGGCCTGAAGCATTCCCTCGTGGCCGTCTGTCCAATCTGAGTGGAAGTAAACCTTGCTCTTGCCATACCACTTAGCAGCAAAGCAGATCACGCCACCGAACTCACGAATTTGCGCCAAGCCGAGGTTCTGATCGCGCATACCCCAGACCTCCGCGACCATAGGGCGAGTTTCTATATCGTAAAACAAAATCTTTGGATGGGCCATTTACCCCCCTTGCCTGCGCTACTTTTCCCGTTTTAGTAGGCGCTGGACTGTCTCTGTTTCATAAATGCGGATGAATGTCCACACTATCGTCAGGATTGCAGCAACAGATGGCAAGAAGTTCACTAGGCTTCCTAACAAAGTCGAGATTGAAGCAAAGTCCATCAGGTGCTTGGCCTCTGAACTCATTTCGGTTAGTGGGTTTTTCATATTACACCGCCGATGCAAACAATGTGATGCGCCCCGTGCCGCGAATGGTTTGGGTGGCACTGTCACGAATGTCTATGTCGAAAACGCCTTGCGCGAACGTAGTCGTTGCAAGCGACCATGTTTTCGCTGACGCTAGGCTGTGCCAAGAGCCGTAGGCTGGCCCGCTCGCAGTTGAGCCAGATACATAAGTGGCACGGGCCTCGTAGTTGTTTGCTTCGTCAGTCGGGATCACCCACTCCTCGACTTGGCTTTGTCCGCTAGAAGATGTGTATTGATACACAAACCCGTCACCGCTCAGGGTATAGCGGGCTTCAGCCGTTCCGAAAGGCACACTGTCAAATACCGTCAGATCATTGACGATAATCTGAGCCGAACCCGCGCCCATGCCAGCCAGAACGGTTAGGATGCCGGACATCAGCTTAGACCCGCTCCAGAGATGACCCACACGTTAGAGGCTACCTTGACGCAAGTCGCTAGGCCATATTGCGCCAATGTGCGCGAACCAGTGTCAGCCGTTCCGGCCAGCCGGAGGGTGTCACTCGTGATGCCGATTGCCTGATTGCTTCCGCTGTTGTTGAAAATTGCGATGGTCGTGCCAATCGGAAACGCTACCGATCCGTTTGCCGGAATAGTCACGCCGCCCGTGGTAATGCTGATGTGCTTGCCAGCGTCAGAAAGGGCCAGCGTATAGGCGCTTGTCTTGGCGTTTTGCGGGACACCGCGATAGCCGATGCTGTTCGCCGCAATTGTCCCTGTCGCCGTTACTGTGACATCTTGGTCAAGAGCCGTGATGTCAGTGTTAGCGCCTGACGCAGCCGCACCCAAATTCGACCGAGCGTCAGAGGGGTTTGTCGCGCCAGTGCCGCCGTCAGCTACCGCGAGAGTGCTGCTGATGCTGGTCGCAGTCGCAGCGTTACCGCTAATGCTGATCCCCCAAGTTCCAGACGCATTTGACCCATCAGCGCGAGCCGTAGCGATCCCGCCAACTGTCGAGCCGTTGTGAACACGCAAGGCGATATTAGTCGTGTCAACTGTAACCTCACCCACGACCCCAGTGAAGGAAGCGTGTTCTGTGGCTGTGCCGCGCCGGATTTTTACTTGTTTACTCATACGATAGAACCCCAGTCATCAGTCGCTGTGATAGCCGCCGTGATAGTTGACCAATCTTCAGTGCCAGCCAGATAGTCTGTAACATAATTGCTGAAATCGTTCAAAGTATATGCGAAGGTTCGCGCCCCGTTGTGGAACGCAACAGCTTTTGAATTGAAAGTTGATTGCTGGTCTGTCCTTGTCGGGCTTGCCGGAATAGTCGGCACTGTTGGCCTTTCAGGATCACTTACAACAGGGGCTGATGGGTCATCTCTTGTGTCGATATACGCCGCAACGGCGTTCGCGTCAGCCACGAAATCGGACAGGCTGCCGAGCAGGCTATCTATAGCGCCGATCAGTTCCAAGCCTGTCAGCCCCGTAGGTGATGCGTCAGGGAAGTTTGTGATGTTACTTCCGCTGCCGCCAGATGGGCTTTGAGTTATCAAGCCCCAATCGTTAATGTTGAAATTGAACCCGTTCAATTCCCCCGCAAGGCTATTGCATTGGCTGACAAATGTCGGTTGCGCCTCTAGGAACGCGAGGCTTTCAGCGTAAAAGTTTGTCGGATCGCCTAGCCGCGATGGCGTTGCAGGAAAGGCGGAGATAGTCGTGACAGCCATTAGGTTAGCCCCTCAATGGTTAGCGCACAGCTAGATATAGATGGATTGCTCAGAACGACATTGAAGTCACGATAGTAGCCGTAGACAATTGTCTCCTCGCGGTTGCGGTCGCCGATATAAACGCAGGGAGTGGCACGAATGCCAGCCAAGAACCGATTGAACACGCCGACCTCAGACGTTTCGATTGTTAAGTCAAACTCGGCCCGCTTGCTGTAAGGGCGCTGAACTATGGTAATGTTTCCGAAGTCATCGACCTGCTTGACGCTATAATCCTTAATGCCGACACTCGTTCCGAAGTTGGTCACGGCCAACTCCGACTGCACACCGAACGCAGCTTCGGCGCAAAGAGCAGTCCCAGTGCCTGCGTCAATAATTAGCTGATAGGTCGCGCCAGTGTAGAATGGGATGTCCAAGAAAGCGACTTCCGCTTGAGCATCCAGAGGCATTGCCCCGAAATAGTAACTGTAGAAGCCCGTGACGTTCGTGTAGTCAGCGAGCGTCCGTGTCTCGTTGTAGACAATGGTCGAGCCGCTATCGCGCACAATAAGCTGCGCTGTGGCTCCCTCAACGCCGAACAACACGAGGGCGTTGTAGGGCGTGGATGGTGTGACTGTGACGTTAATGGTGCTAGGATTGCTCGTTGCGCTGCCGACAGTCGCGTCAAACATCTTGAAGCGGTTCGTGGCGCTGACAAAAAGCCACGTTGGCGGGTTCGCAGCAGCGCCCGTGTCAGGCTGCACGTTCAGCGTTGTGCTGACAGCTTCATAGACGTTGTGATCGTAAATAACCCTGTCGCCCTGATTGTAGGTCGTCGAACTACTCCAAGCAGAATAGTCGTTCTCAGGGACGTTAGTGCTGGTTAGGGTCGCTGCCGTTACTGCATCCGGCTTAATAATAATCACTCTGCAACTCCCGAATATCTGGCTGTCCGTCACCATCCCAGCGATCTAGCAGCTTCGCAGTGTTACCCGTGTGTTTCGTGATGTTATAGAGCGCGTCACGGATCATCGCCTCCATGTCGGAAGTGTTCTCACCGAACACACCGCTAGTATTACCGCCGCCTCCTCCGGCAATGTTGGCGTTCCAGCTTGGGTCAATTGCAACGTCAGGCGCGGTCGGTTGCTCTAGCAAAGCTGCGATATTCACGAGTTCGTCTAGCTGTCGCTGCAAGAGGTCAATCTGCTGCTCCGCCGCGCTCACCTGTTCGTCAGCCGCCGCAATGCCCTGATCGACGTAGGAAGCCACCAGAGCGACATCCTTCTGGTAATCAAACAGAGAGCGGGCGTTAGCCTTGCTTGATGCAAGGAATGTCTGCGACACGCCCTGTAACTGGCCGAGAGCCTCAACGTCACCCGTAGAGGCCAGAGAGCCGACACGGATAAGATCAACCAAAGCCTGCTTGTAGTTTATGACGCTTTGATCTGCGCCATACAAACCCTCACGGAAAGCCCGCAGCGACCCCGCCAATTGCGTCATCGTTGCAATCGTATCCTCAAGCGTTGATACTTCTTCGACCCGCGCTTTGTTAAAGTCCTCAAGAGCATAAATCTGGTCTAAGATTGCCCGCTCTGCCTCAGTGGCGGCATCGCGCTCCATCTTGCGAGTTAGGGCCAGTTCTTCAGCTTCCTTGCCCTGCTCGCGGTATATACGCAAAATGAGGTCGTTGATTTTGTTAGCCTCATCCATTTGGCGCTGTTGTTCCTCTTTCAGAATATCGGCCCGCTCAAGGTCATAGAGCCTTTGAAGTTCAGCGTATTCTTCAGTGGTAGCGCCAGCCTTCTCAAATATCTTGTTCAGGCGATTAAACTCCTTGTCGAGTTCTTTTAGCCCGTGCGTAAGCGGATCGGTTTTCTCCAGAAGGCGGTCAAATACACCCTCAAAGTCCATAGCGTCTTGAAGTGCGGCCTCTAAGTCATCGCCAGCTTGCAGCAAGTTTTGTGTTGATTGGCGAATGCCTTCAATCGCGCCACGCTCAAGCGCCAGCTTGATGGCATAGCGGATCGCTTCCTCTTCTGTGTCAAACGCAATCATGCCTTTCGTGCGGCCAAGGCCGAGCGGATCGACACGGAAGGTCTTCTTGCGAACGCCGATGCTTATCTTCAACCCGTCAGCAATCGTGCCGCTGAACTCTTCAGCAATCCTTTGCAGTCCGTTTACAACGCTGCCCGCCAAGCCCTCGGCCATCTTTTTAAGCTGCCCGCTGCTGCCACGAACACTGGAGACCATCGCGTTGCCGGAGATCGTTTCAATGGTGGCTGAAGCGCGAGGCGTGCTCTTCACCATCCCGCCGATCACGCCGCCAAGCAGCCCGCCCGCTATGCTGCCGATTGGCCCTGCGAAGTCGCCTAGCCCCTTGAATACGCTCTCCAAGCCTTTCGTCAGGAACTTTTCACCCAACTTGCCCCCGATGGCCCCGCCAATAGAACCGCCCAACGCACTGCCAGCAGCACCCCCGACAAGCCCGCCAGTAGCGGCATATTGCATCGCAGTCACGAAGGTATCACCCAAGTCGCCCAGCCCATCAAGTATCCTGTCGCCCAGAGAAACAAGCTGGTTGTCATCACCCCTAACTTGCATACGGAAAACTCCGCCGAGAACGCCGCCGATGCCATTGCGACCCAACATATCAAAAACAGATTCGAAGCCTTCACGGAGTTTTTCAACTCGCTGAACGTCAGCCTCCACTTCGGCGTTGGCAGTTATTCCTTGAGTGCGTAAGTTCTTGTAGTGTTCCCAAGCCGCATTTAACTCTTCAGTCCCCATAGCTGCGTGTCTTACGCGAAAATCATGCTCTTCCAACTGCAAGTTGTGCAACTCAAGCGCCTTGCCGCTGAGGCCAAGCGCGGCATTTTGATGCTCAATCTGCCTGATAAGAGATTGATAAGAAAGCCGTGTTTCATCCAGCTTTTTGTTTTGCTCTGAAAGCCTGTCTATAGCCTCTTTTTGCTTCGATGCTTGGTCAAGTTCATCACGAACTTGGATCAGGGCCGCAGCTAAATCCTTGTTGTGCTTTGCTGCCTCAGCGGCAGCCTCCGTAAGTTCACGGAAACGTGTCTGCTCTGACGTTTCATTTAAGGCCAAGAGTTGCTGTTGTGCGCCGCCAAGAACGCCTTCAAGGCGTTTCAGCTCGTCGCTCTGCCTTTTAACCTCGTCGTTTGTGGCGCTGATCTGCCCCCCAGCGCCCGCTTGGACTTCGTTCATTTGACCCGTTTTATCAATGGCGTTTATATAAGCCAGATCAACTCTAGCAAGACCAGTGTTCAGCTCTAAAATTTGCTTGTCTAGGTCTTCAATTTTCTTTTTAATCCCCGCAACTGGAAGCCCCTTGCTGGGGTCATCTGTGCTGATCTTCAGGGATCGCTCTAGTGTTCTTTTCTTTGCGACCAGATCGTTTAGGTCTTGCTCTCCCTGCGCCCTTCTAACCGCAAAATCTGCCGATCTAGCTTGCGCGAGTGATCTCAATTCAGCCAGAAGCAGGCTTGTGGATGCAGTCGTGTCTTCCACCTCCTCCCTGAAGCCGACCATGTAGGTCGTTAATGCGGCTAAAGCCACCGCCACAATGCCAAACGGGTTACGCATAAGGGACAAGGTGAAGCGCGTCATCGCACCAGTTGCGGCGGTCGTAGCCGTCACAAAGGCAAACTTGGCTGCTGTCGCAAAGCCCAGCCGAGCGGTCATAGTCAGCAGAGTTGCCACATACGGAACCATTGCTAAATTCACTAACGCCAGCTTTGCAGCATAAAGTGCAGTCGCAGTAGCAATGCCAGAAAGAACCCCAGCTATCTCTCGGCCATTCTTCAACACCCAATCTAATGCAGGGATCAACAGCCTAGCGAGTGCGTCGCCTAAAGTGAGCATGGCTTCCCCAAGCAAGGCCGCAGCCTGCCTCGTCTTGAAACCTAGCGACTGCTCCATCTTCTCGACGGCCTCAGCGGCGGCCCCGCTCTTTTCCTCCATTTGTTCCAGAATTTCGTTAAAACTCTGCCCAGCCGTTCCCATCAAAGCCATGACAGGAACCAACGCCTCAACGCCCCCAAACAATTTTGCCAGCTCATCCTGATTGTCGCCAGCCTTCTCGCGCAAATCATCTAGGAAGCCAGCCAAGCCCTTCGACTGAAGTGCCGCACTATTAAACTCAAGACCAAGAGATTTAGCTGTGTCGGCGGCCTCTTTTGTCGGCTTTGCTACGGAGGCAAGAACAGCTCTCATGCCTTGAACCGCAATGCTGGTTCTGATGCCGCCCTTCGTTAGCGCGGCAACGGAGCCAACTAATTCGTCAACGCTAACGCCCATTTCGGAGGCCAATGGAGCAGCTAGACCGAGGGTTCTAGAGAGTTCTTCGATTGTTGTTTTACCAGCCCTCATGCCAACAAACAGAGCATCCGAAACTTGCCCAGCGTCCTCAGCGGCAATTCCGAAAGCGTTGACAACAGTTGTCAGACCATCAGCAGCGGTCGCTACATCCGTAACACCGCCAACGGCCAGCTTGTTAGCCTCTGTGAGCAAACCAATCGCACCCGCCGAAGTTGTCGCACCTGCTGAGATGATGCTATAAAGGGCGTTGGCTTGTTCTGGGGCCGTCGAACCAAAAGCGATTGCCTGTTCACGAGCCGCCCTTGAGAGTTCATCCATGCTAATAACGGCTGTGTCCACTAGTGTGGAAACCTCCGCCATCGCATCGCCAAATTGTATTGTTGCCCCAAGAACCTTACTGATGCCAGCATAAGCGGCAGCAAAACTCAGCGCCTTAACCGCCACGCCCATAAGGTTGGCCTCGCGGGTCGCGCCTTTTGAAGCACGGGAGAAAGCGCCGAGATCGCGTGAAGCGCCCCGAACATCCGTGCTATCGACTGCAATGCGAAGTTTAGCTAAATCGGCCACACCTTACCCCTGAAGCGAAGCCGGAGTATGCCTTAAAACAGGCAGAAAGTCACTACTGACCAGCCCGCTTTCCATTCACCTTGTTGGCCCAATCAGCCATAGCCGCTGAAATGCGCTCTCGTTGCTGCTGTGTGATTGTTTGCTTTGTTGGGGCGTATGGGGGCGGGCAGTCTGGTTTCCGCGCCCTGTGGGCCTCTCCGGCGTATTCAGCGGACAATCGCTTGATTATGTCAGCCTCCCAACCTTCGAATTCTATCCCTCGGTTATATTGCCACGCGAAAAGTTCAAGTTCGCTAATAGGGGCCATGCTGCCCATGCCGACCACCTGTGTCGGGCCGACCTCAAACAAGGCTTCAATAAGGTGCGCCCCGCCGCTTACAGGCGGCAGGGTTGTCACGCTTGTTTTCATGCGAGGCTGCTTGGCTTTGTCGGGAGTCGCTTGAAGCCAAGCTAGCTGCCTGACGTATAGCGCAAGTTCCTCAATCAGTTCTTCAAAAAAAGTTTGAGCGGTTAGCTACAAACTCCTGCGCCTGTTGCATGAGCCATTCATGCTCGCTGTAAACCATGCGGGCATTCTCTTCATTGAACGACAGCTTTTTGCCATCCAGTTCGAAGCCCTTCCAGTCAACAGTCAAAGCCACGACCTCATCCAAGGCATCGCGCTCAAGGGTATCTGCGTCCATTGAAACGGCTTTCTTACCCTTTGACATACGGGTAAGCATCGCGTTCTGCTTGCGGCGCTTGAGGTTCTTGAACACAGAACTATCCTGACCCAAGAGCGTGACGGTCATGCCCTCAATGACTTCTTCCGTGTCGGGGTGTAGAACTTCCATCACAGCGCCCTCTTCAGCGCGTGTCGGCTTTAGATTATTCAAATCCATGATAGCATCCTATCTATCGCACCCGAATACAAAGCGGGCCTGAAGCTAGTCGGATGCTTACTAGCCTCAAGCCCGCACTGTATAGCCGCGCTAATCAGCCGCGACAAGGGTGTGTCAAATTAGACCTTGACGATGCTGTTGTCGATTTCGAGAACAACTTCAGCCATCGTGATGCTGTCGGCGTTAGCGACATTCACGCGATAACTCATGACCTGTGCTGTGAAATACTGGATAGAACCATCCACGAGTGCAACCTTCACAGACACAGTTGCGTCTGAACCAGCGGCAGCGTCAGCCTTGGTCTCAAAGATAGCCTGACCCGCATCGGTAGCCGATACAGCCATTGTCAGGGTGACAGAGCCATAGTTTACGGAACCACGGCGCTTTGCAACGATACCAGTTGCAAGAGGTGTGTGCGTGGCAAGGGCAGCTTCCGAACCGAAAGCTGGCAAGTCTGCCAGTTCACCGCATGAAGCCCAAGTAAGTGCGGCAAAGCCTGTTGTGTCATAGGTTGCAGGTGCTTGATCGTCTACAGAGACAACCGTTCCCACTGATGAAAATACGTCCGACATTATTAACTCCTGTTGCTGAACAGCCCCGCCCTTTTATCACAAAGAGCGAGGCCGCACAAATTAGGGTTATTGTCGGTTGGCTGGGGGCCGAAACCCCCGTTGGGGTTAGGCGATGATTTGGGCGGCGCTTGCCTTGGCAGCTACGACTTTGAAATATGCCGCCATTGCTTTAGGGTCTGCGCCAATTTCCAAAGCGTGTGCGCCGTCCTGCACCGCCGCCATCAAGCCTCGCGCCGCCTCCACCGCCTCATTTAAGTCTCTAAGCGCCCCTTCGGTGATTTCGACGGGAACTTGATAGGGGTCATAATTGCTCATGTTCGTATCTCCTCGAAGGGATGGGGAGCCGAGGCTCCCCTTGTGTTTAGGCCCAGATAGTGTCGAGAAAGCGATAACCTTCTTCTGACATTGCCCATTCGTTGTGGTCATATTCGCAAATCATACCTTTTTCGAGAAGTGCGCCCCAAGTGCCTGCGGCCTCGTTTTTGTTGTAGCCCTCCTTTATGAGGTCTTCGGGGGAAACCCAAGTGTATGGGTCATGGTCAAGATCAGCAGGGCGGCTGCCACCCATGCCGTTGAGGCATGATTTGACAAGGATCAGCGCGGCGCGGGTTTCGTTGTCGGTCAGATTGAAAGTGGTCATTTCGTATCTCCTTGTTGGCGGGCCTTCGTTGGCCCATGCACATCTAATGCCACACCTCCATAAGAGTGTCAAGCACTTTTTGCACCTATTTGTTGATTTAGGAGCGAGGCATCTTAGCGGCGATCTGCTTTGTCCGCTCAATTGCAGTGCGAACCCAGCCGCTAGGCGCTTGCTTAGACCAGCCTTCGAACTCAAGCCGATAGATGTAGGGCAGGTTGTTCGTGATATAAAACACGTTCCCGACAGCTTGGCTAACCGCATTGCTTCCAGCCGCGATTGTCGCGCCGCCCTGCTTATCCGTTTCTTCTTTAATTCCAGTCGCGGGCGTGTTGATCGTGGCCTGCCAGTTGCCTCGCGCCCTACCCGTATCGACAGGCGTTCCCTGCACTACGTTCTTGAAAAGGTCTAGGCAAAGGTAGCGGATTTGCTTTTCTTGTAATCCGTTCGCCTTGATTACAAAATCCCTAACATCACTTTCAAAACTCATACCAGCGCCCGATAGTAAATGCTGATGGGAACAACGAACCTGTCACCGGATCGGTAGCCGCCAGAACGCTCAACCCGCAGCACCGCCACTGTGGTCGTGCTGTGCGTCAATCGCAGCCCACGGGGAAACTGCGCCTCCACAGCGTCAGCAGCAGCAAAGGCCCGCCCCTTGTTTAGACCAGCCGGAGCGTAACAAAGCACCTGATAGAAGCCTTCTAGGCTCTCAGTGCCACTTGAGGCGATAGCCATAGGCACAACGCCTGTCGGGTTCAGGCTTTCAGCTAAATAAGCTGCGTCAGCAGGCGGGTCAAAACTCTGGTTCTCAAACTGGATAGCGTAAGAGCCAGCTAGGCCGTTCAATTGGGTCGCAAGGGCCGCAGAGATGTCAGTGTAACTCACCAGAGAACCCCTCTATTTCACGCATCTGCATATCAATTGCCACCAAAGTCCCGTCCTTGCGGCGAAGGATGTAGGCGATCACATCGTCACCATGTCCAGTTAAAATGCTATCGACCTCGGCCTCTTCCCACTCAACCGGAAACCAGACCTTTTTTCCGATCAGATCGTCATGGTCAAACATCAATTGGCCCTCAGTTGGCAGATATAGATAATATCAGCGCCCGCCTTGCGAACTAGCTGAACGTCTTGGATGCGATAAGTCTTTGCGTCAACCGTGGCTGTCGCGCCCACCTCTGGCCGCTGCGTGACTTTCTCAAGGATCAGCTTGATGTCACCCGCCTTGATAACCTCGCCGTCAATCTCGGTTTTCTTGTAGCCGGATGGGTAGCCGTTGCCCGTTACAGTCGCTGACGCACTAGGCGTTTGCGCCGCGCCAGTGATGGGGTCGAAGGCTGGTGTGCTAGGCGGGAAGGTAAGCGTAACCGCCTCACCATTGCTTGCCAGCAGCTTGGAAGCGGTATTGGCTAGGCTCATGTGCGGAGAACCCTTGTCGAGAACGCCCCGCCTTCAGCAGAGCCTCCGTAAATATAGGGCGAGAGCATACGACCTACAAACGGATAACGCTTTGTCGCGTCTGATCCGTCCGCATACTCAATCTCTAGCACATCGACCTTCTCACGCTTAACACGCTGCGTCTGGTCAGCCAGTAAGTCCTCTGTGAGCGCCCTGATCGCCATTTCAATTGTGGCGCTCTTAACCGCAACAGGAACTTCATCGGCAGGGATGGGATACAGGTCAACCTCGACATTCGTGCGCGGCCAGCTAAGGGCTTGCGTCTGTGTTGCGCGATACCCAAGCCAAGCCTCACGATAAGTCGCTTCTAGGTAATCTGTGGCCCTGATTAGTGCAGCTTCTTTCGTAGCAGTGTCGCCCGTCCATGCAGAAAGCCCGCGATCAGAGGCGTAGGTGTCAGCTTGCGCCGCTGTGGCGTAACTATTGGCTCCGCTGAGACCGCTACCATCTTCGACTACCAGAGCCATAGATCACCTCACTTTTTGAATTTACGGCGAACTTGCCGCTTTGGCTTCTCTTCTACTACATTTTGCGGCTCTGCGATAGGTGCAGGCTCTGGGGCGTAACCCTTTGGCGCGAAACGTGCGTCAACAATACGCTCGCCAGCAGCAAGATGCTTGGCTTTCGTTTCTGGCGATACAGGGTGCGGCAGATAGACTATTTTACGCTCAGGCATTTCAAACTCCCGTTTTTCCTAAACTACAAAAGAAAAGGGGCGACTGTAAAGCCGCCCCCTCCCCCGTTCGAATGGGCGCAATTAAGCGTCCGCATCACCGATGGCGATAACGCCGGAGGTGTGCTTGATGTCGGTCGCGACTTTATCCCAGTTAGTGCCAGTTGCCAGTTCAGCGTCAGTTGGCGACTTGCCGCCGTTTACGCTGTCCCAGCTATAGCCCTTGAGAGCCACGCCGAAGCTGTAGTCAACCTGCATAGTGGTTTCAATGCGGGTCTGACCGTTAGTGGTTTCGATGTTGCTGATTACATCACCGCCATCATAAACGATAGCCGATCCGTCAACGAGGCCGAGAACCTTGTTCTTGTTAGGAGTTCCAGCAACAAAGAGTGCTGGTGCGTCCGTAACAACTACAGGGCGGCCAAGGATGTCAACAACCTGCACGTTACCAGCCACGAACAACTGAGCGCCGTTAGCGAGGTTCTGGCTAATCAGCTTGTGATACTGTGAGCCGTTCATGACGTTTGCGACGATGTTTGACGAGCTATCGCCGAACAGGGCGTGAGCCGTGTTCATCGTGCCGTAGGTGCAAGCACCAGTAGAAGAAACGTCAACAGTCGTTGCAGCGCCTTGGTTTTCGATACCAGCAACCAAGCAAGCAACAGCAGTGTTCAACTGATCTTTCAGCAGTGCTTCAGCGAAGTTACGCGATGCAACTTCGATGCCTTCAGCGGTTGGCTTCTGGAGCCAAGTAAGCTGCGAAGGTTCAAAGCGGATCGGGCCAAAGCCGCCAGCCACTTTAACGCCATTCTTCTGAAGCTGTGACAGGTCAGTTGCCGAAGCAGCGCCTTGAGCAGCGTAACGGTCAACACGGCGCTGTGCGCTGTGGATCGCGGCGAAGAAAGACTCTTGATAGAAATCACCATCAAAGCCTTCAGTTGTCAAACGGATAGCGCCACCGCTTTCGCCGTTGAACTTCTCAACCATCTGGCCGAGAGTTTCAATGGTAGCTGGCATGACGTATTCGTTGAATACTTTCATATCAGAGAGAGCCATAAGATTTTACCTCAGTTTAATTCAGGAAAACGATTTTTCAGTGCGTTGACGCGCTGCTCCTTCGTCCCGCCCAAATTGCCTTTTGGCGTAGGGCCAGAGTTATTAGCAGCACCTCCAGCGGCCCCACCGCCAGAGTTATCGGGAGCCATGACGAACGGTTTACCCGCATCGCTTTGCGCCCATTCAGTAACCGCCTCAAGAAGCGGTTTCTCACCCATTAGTGCCTGATACTCCGATCCGTCTGCCTTGACGCTTGTTTGCTGCCTAAGCATTGCTTTGACCGCTGGCATCATATCCGGCCTAACATTGGCCTTCAACATGGCATCAGCTAATCCGTTGTCGATGAGGTAGCTTTGAATTGCCCCGTCCTTTTCAGACAGTGCTTTCTGTAGCTTCTCAACTTCTCCGGCGCTGAGTTTTTGCGTCTTTTCCAAACTTTCACGCAGATTTTCGACTTCTTGCTGAAGCTGGGCGTGTTCCTCTGGGTCAATTTCCAACCCTTTGGCCCTTGCCTTAGCTGCCTTTGCTTCACCCAAAAGCTGCCTGTTCTTCTTTTGCAAGGCATCGTTTACTGCGATCAATTCGTCAATTTGCGCTTGAACGTCCGTTTCGTTGTTGTCGTCACTCATGGTTTTGTCCTCTGGACTATGGTGGCCTCTGGCCGATACGCGCCCGCCACTAGCGGTTGCAGGTTGTTATATACATCAAAATTGCTCGCGGGTCTAACCCCCCTCAATAAATCAAGCCCTCTTCTGCTGGCTCTATGATTAAAGGTGCGTCCACACCCAACTCTAAAGCCACATAATGCTCCACGGCATTTGCGTCAAAAAAGAATTCAGTAGAGGCAATTCTGTCCATTGTGACTTTCAGGACATCCTCAAGCCCCTTTGACTTGGGCTGCACCAAAAAGCCGCCCTGTTCATATGCAACGCTGTGCTTTTCTCCAGCAAAAATGATCTCAAACATCTCTAGAATGCCCCGTAAAAAATCTTCATGATGAACTCAAAATATTCCCTATCCTGCTCTAGAAATAGTTTCGGGTTTTTGAGCAACCTTTCTATTCCGACAGTCAAAAGTTCTGTGGCTGGCGTTGTTGAGGCCTCTGACGAGTAAATTCTTCCGACATAATGGTTGCCGCCCTTTTCTTTCCATTTGTCTTTGTAGGCTATCTCGTCAAATGGCAATCCGCGCTCAATCTGGCTCATTGGGACTGGCCCAACACCACCTGATCTCTTTTCCAGAAACCTTCTTGTTTGCGTTAAAACTTCAGGGTATCGTTTTTCAAGATCGTGAACTATCTCATGCACATAAGAAGAAACATCACTGCTAGAGTGCATATTGATTGTTGCAGTTTTAGGGTTGTATGATGCCCTGCTTCGCTTGTTTGTTGCAACTGCAACATTCGGCGTTAAGTCCTTGTGAACGATGCGCGAAATCAAGGCCGTAGCCTCCTCGACTTTCTCTTTGTGCATCGCAGTGACCTTACCCCTAATCATATCTCTTGGATTGGAGCGCATCGCTTTGGGTAAGGAAATAAGATCTAATTGCTGCTCAAGGTCGCGCTTACCTGCTTTTATCAGGCTTGCGCTAGCAGTCGCCAATTTGTTGTCTAAATCTTTAAAGACTTCACGCGCTGCATCTAATTTACTCTGCCTCCTTTCAAGCTCCTCGATCTGACTTATCGCAACCGCCCTTTGCCGATCAGACAGTTGACCTTTTCTGGATTTTTCAGCCGCCTTGTTTAATCTATTGTAAATAGGTCTAAAATCTCTTTCCGCATCATTGTAATTTAAAAGTGCCGTTCTGCGCTGCTCAGTGATTGCTGCAACCTTAGCTGACTGATCCCTGATTTCTTGCGGTAGTCTGTAGCTATCAAGACGCTGAAGTGCAGCGGCCAAAGCCTCACCCGAACTAGAAGAAAGTCTGCCCGCTTGCCTTGTTTCCTTGGCTGCTTCAGCCGCCCTCAGCTCTGCTAGTCTTTTTTGGATTTCAGTGGGAGAGGGGGCTACCTCTATGGTCTTTGGCCTCACTCGCTCAACTGTTCTAGTTGAGCCGTATTGAGTGCTTAACTGAGCAAGCGTCAGAGGATTGCCACGCTGGTCTAGCAGTTGGCTCAATGTGATCTTGTTGTCTCTCCAAAGCTGCGCTCTGCCCTTGCCTAACATCTCGTCAGCAAAACTAGCTGGCTTGCTCCTTAGAAAGTCATCGAAGGTCAGGTCAGCGGCCACCTGCCCATCCATGCTTGAGCGCATCTCTGGGGGTATGTCATTCCGATCAACGCCCATCTCCTCTAGCGATTTCAGCACGGGGATAGTGGTGGATCGGCAGTTCCAGTGAGCGGGCGGCCCTCCGCTCCAGCCTATGCTGTGGCCCTTGGGTTTGTAGTCGGGCAACTCCCAAACCAGCCCCGCACGAGCAATGCAGATGTCACTAGTGCGCCCGTCAAGAGTGGCTAGCCACTGAACCCCGTCAACCAGATCGGTATTTTCTTGGAAGGTCGCCTGACGCGCCTCATTCGAGACTGTTTGAACGCTTGTGCGAACGATTGCCATGCCGTTGCGGCGTGTTTTTGCGAGAACTTGCGTTCCCTTTTCATTTGCTGACTTGATGCGATTGAGTATTTCCCCGTTCGTTTCGCCAAGACTAACTCCCAGTTTGACAGCGCGTGACAACTCAAAGCGTGTTGTCTCTTGCAGACTACCAAACCATTGCCCAATTGTCGCCCCTTCGATCAGGCTTGTCGCAGCAATTCTTTCTAAAGTTTTCGCTGTAGGCAGAGCAGTGGTTAGTCCAACTTGAGAGAAAGCGTCCTTAGCAAACTCCGCCTCAAGCGCGGCCAGCGGCTTTACGTCTGGAGCCTTCAAATTGACTATTGAAGCCATCTCAGAGATGGCCTTGTTTAGCCTAGCGGCCTTGTAGCCAGTAAGCGGCTTGGCGCTGACCAGCATCCTCTCCAGTTCTGCCGATATTTCATCGACCAGCTTATTGAAGGCGCGTTGCTCCCCGCCAATAAGCCTTTGCAAAATTAGCTGTCGGATAACATACAGATCAGCAAGGCGATCAGAGGCGTTCATTTAAGGACTGAAGCCACCGCCACCGCTAGGAGGCCCACCACCGCCACCGCCGGTTATAAAGTAACTCAGAAAGCAGTTGGCGGTTTTTGTCTCGTCAACAAAAGTGACTGTGCAAATCAATGTCCCGCTACAGCTATCGACCACGCCACTGACCGAAGGAGTGGCAGTCAAACCGCCGTTGCTGGTCGTATAGCTAAAAGTTCCGCCGCTTGTCAGGCCAAAACTCCAAACCACGCTTGAGGGTATGCCGCCGGAGTAGGTGACAGTGACGGGGTTCCATGTGTGACTTGAGCCAGTCCCATTCGCGCTTTGCGTTGTGGGGCTAACTGTGACTGTTCTCTGCGCCTCAGCACCGTAGAAATTGCTCAACGCAATCTGACCGCCAGTCGGAATGCCAGAGTTGGCAGCAATGTTAGGGACGAACGTGCCGCCCCTGTAGAAGTCAGACATACCGCGAGTTCCACCAGCCCCGAAGAATATCTTCAAGTCCTGAATACTAATCTCGCCGGATGTCTGCATTGCCATTGCTAGTTCACTTGTTTTTGTGCCTGCTCGACGACCTTACGCAAGATGGGGTCGGCCACGCGATGCGGCAGTTCACCCAAGGCGGCTAGGATCGTGTTCACTTCCTGCACATTAAGTTCAATGTTGATTGTCGGTTGCTCGTTGTTCATTACGAGATTGTCTAGTTCTGGATTACTCACTTGCTTCCTCCACTACTGGTTCGTCTGCCGATGTGTCAGCAGGAGGCGACCATGGGAAGTCACCTTCATTAACTTCAGTTTCAGGCGCGATCTGCTGGACAATCTGCTTTTCGATCTGCTCGTTGATGTGATCCATGTAGGACGCAGCAGCGGCTTCAATCCAGCCAAGCACCTGTGCTTCAGTGAGGTCTTCGTAAGGCGTGAAGTTGTCGGGGTCGATGGTAGCAATATCGAACGGCGTTGCGCCGCTGAACGTGCCAACAAAGTCAGGCAAGTCTTCAGTATGCCCGTTGCACTTCCAATAAGTCTGGACAACCGCATTGGTAAGTCCGTCACCGCTTTGGAGCTTCATGCCCGTCAATTCCCAAGTGTGAACCATAGTCATGTCATTAACCTTTCTTGAGTGTTTCTACTTCAGCTTTTAGTTCTTTAATGGCTTCAATCAATAGCCCAATAGTGGCGTTGTAGTCCACAGCCTTGCGGTCGTCCCGCTCGAACACCGCCTCCGGCAGAACCTGCTCGATCTCTTGGGCGATCACACCAGCATATCGGCGCTCCTTGTCCTCAAGATCGTTGCGGGTATACGTCACACCACGGATGGCTTGTAAGCGTTCTAACGCACCGCCAATTTGCTCCACGTTTTCCTTGACTCGGATGTCGGAGAACGCTGTGACGTTAGCAGAGGCGGTGAGGTTGCCGCTGGCGTCGATGCTGATCCCATTCCCACCGAAGCCCACACCCGCTTGGATTTTCCAAGTGTTATCGGTCTGAACCCCCCACGACCACCATTGGTCGGCGTTCCCAGAACTCCGTGAGGCCATGATGTTAAGAGCAGGCTTAGAGGCGGCGTTGGGGCTGATCTGGGTAAGGCGGTCGTAGCCGCCCTGCGAGCCGATAATATGCAGGGTTGCATCAAACCCAGAGCCGCCGCCGAGGTTCAGGTTACGAAGGCGGTTGCTGCCTTCTGCGTTGATGTAGTAAGCGGTGTCTGCGCTATCGTAGAAAATAGGAGCGCGGAATTGAACGTGCGATAGGTTGTAGCCAGACGAGTAAAGCGTCAGGCGAGCGGTTCCACTAGTGCTGTTGGGCGTGGCTCCTGTAGTAAAGTTTAGATGCCCGCTGCCATTATAAATAGCGTTACCTTGACCAGACGTTCCATTCGTCCAGAACATACGAGCAGAGTTTACGGAGTTTGTAGTGTCTACCTGTAACTCAATTCCATCAACGCCTGCCGCACCCGCAACAGTAAGCTGAACAGCGGAAGATGTAGTTCCTACACTTACAGGGCCAGCGGTGCGGATAGACGAAGAAGTGCTGCTCAGATCGGCGTAGTAAGCAGTGTTATTGTAGTCGTAGAAGATAGGCGCACGGAGGTCGCTCTCGACCCTGACGCTATCCCACATACGAACAACACGCAGGCCTTCGCCGCTAGCCGTGTTGCCGACAATCATCAGGGCGTTGTAGCTACCGCTTTCGTTGACGATGGCCGAACCGCCAGCCGCGCCACCGCTCCAAGACCCGTAGGTGTCGAATTGAAGCCCGCTGCCCACATATTTTCCAGCAACTTTTACGGAGTTGCCTGTGTCTGAGCCGTCAAAGTAATACGCAGTGTTGTTGCTGTCGTAGAAGATAGGTGCGCGGAGCGACCCGTTGTGCTGGCCGAGACTATCAGTGAACTGCCAGTTGCCGGAATAGTCGTTTATACCACTGTCAAACTGGACTTCTTTGTCGAAGTAGTAACGCGGCCTGTCCGTGTTGAAGTGGCAATAGCTGGTGTTCATCGGGCCAGCGCGGAGATAGCCCGTAGGAGTTTGTA